GGCAGCATGAAAACGTTGGTTTGGGGGAAGGCTCTGCACTGCCCGTTGGTGTGCCTGTTCCATGGCCCTTAGCAACACCACCAACGGGCTGGCTGAAATGTAACGGTGCAGCATTTTCTTCTGAAATGTACCCCAAACTGGCAAAAGCCTACCCCACTAATAAATTACCGGATTTACGCGGAGAATTTATCCGTGGCTGGGATGATGGGCGAGGAATTGATGCGGCACGCGCTTTATTGAGCATTCAAAACGGGATGTTGGAAAAACACCGCCATATTGTTGTAGCTAACGATGGATATGACACAAAAGATGAATGGGAGTTGGCTACGATTTTCAAAAAAACATATACACAAGGCAGGGGGCTTGATGCCACAAATACAGGAGGGAGTTTGATTCCATCACCAACGCTTCATTCACGAGGAAGTATTGGTAACACAGGTGGTAGTGAAACCCGCCCCCGCAATATTGCATTTAACTATATCGTGAGGGCGGCTTAGTTATATTCAACTGGCTGCTGCCAGTGGTATTTCCGGCAAGTTGATATCTGGTACCATGTTTATATCCATTGCGTTCAGCGCGTCTATATAATCCAGCACGGCATTAAGCCGGGTGGTTTCTGCCTGCGTCAACTTCCGCCCGGCCTGCAACTTCAACTGAATCAGACTTATGGAAGCCATTGCCGCATCAGCCAGTGACTGGCGCTTGGTTTCTGCCGCTTCTACTGCGGCACGATGTTGTGCCTCAGTATCTGTCACCCATTTTTCACCATCCCATTTATCGTATGGTGTTAACGGGGCGATAGTGGTTGTAGTTTTCGGGTAGTCACCCAGCGCCGTGATTTCTTCGGTGTTTCCCGTGTCAGTGCTATAGACGGTTTCACCACGATGGTCTGGCGCATACTCCCATGAACTTAAATTCTCCGAACGGCGGATAGCATAGCCCGCTTTATGTGCGCCCGGGGCATCTAAACAGGAATTTGCCGGAATACCGACACCCACAGCAAGATATTCAGTTGATTCGGAAATATATTCCCGTGTCTCACCATCATAGTTATAAACGACGATGTTTCCTGCCTGTACGGCAATAAGGTCATCATTTAATATCGCGTTATTCATTATGCGGTTCTCACAATATAATTGAAGGCAATATTGCGTGGGCGGTTTTCATTCCCATCTGAGGATTCCGTTCTGTATTGACTGGTAAATCTACCGTTAATTGCACCTTGCCGGACGGCGTTATCTGTCGACAACAGACTATCCCCTCTTTTGTCATTTGGCACCAGTACCGTGTTATCCCACGCATCCCATGACCGAATATTATGATAATGACTTCCTGTTAACCACCCCTGCATGCTTAAGATGCCCCTTCCGGCATCCACCCCGCGCCCATCATCCCAGCCACGGATAAACTCACCGCGTAAATCAGGTAATTTTAACGTTGGGTAAACCTTTGCCAGATTTGGGTACATTTCAGAAGAAAATGCTGCACCGTTACATTTCAGCCAGCCCGTTGGTGGTGTGGCTGAGGGCCATGGAACAGGCACACCAACGGGCAGTGCAGAGCCTTCCCCCAAACCAAGGTAATCAAGAACTCCCTGAGTGCTGGTTTTACCAAGAATGGCACGTCCAACACTTGTCAACGCGGTTAACGCGGCACGATCTGCCCCTGTAAAATATGGGAGTTTATCTGCTGATGTAGCAAGCTTCGCCAGCGCCGTCAGGGTGGCATTCTTCGGTTGCTTACCCGCAAGCGCGTTAGTCATGGTGGTCGCAAAATTCGGGTCATTGCCCAGCGCCGCAGCCAGTTCGTTCAGCGTGTTCAGTGCATCAGGTGACGAATCTACAAGTGCGGCAATCGCGGCCATAACGAAAGCCGTGCTTGCGATCTGGGTACTATTAGCCCCCTGTGGCGCTGTTGGTGTTGTTGGCGTTCCGGTCAGTGCCGGGCTGTTTAATGGTGCTTTCTTGTTCGTTTCATCCATTACCGCCTTAACAGCTTTTGGTGTCGCTGCCAGCGTTTCAGACGTGCTGTTCGTGGCGCTACTGAGCTGAACAATCCCTTTTTGTGTAGTGGTGGCGTTCTGGGCGGTATATTTCCCGTTAGCCAGGTCATATGCAGCCTTAACCGCTTTCGGTGTTGCGGCCAGTGTTTCTGATTCACTGTTAATTGCACTGCTTAACTGAGTAAAACCTTTTACGGTCAGCGAGGCGTCCGGGTGACGTCGTGATTGTTCGTGCTCTGATATTTTATCATCCACATATTTGCGGGTTGCCAGAACCACAGACGGGTCGATTTTCAGCGTGATGGCTTCGGTGTTCGTGACAACCAGAATCATGCGGATAGTCTGGGTGCGTCCACTGCCTTCCTGCAACTGCGGTTTGTACGTTTCCGGGCAGTTTGCCACCGCAATGAGTGCACCTTCATCATCATAAAGACCAATCTCACGGATCCAGAATCCTCCCTCGTTTTCAGGGATGATTTGCTCCGCAATAATCTGGCTCTGATTGTTAGGGTCAACACTCAGAAGATTCAGCGGTGCAATGCGTTTCTGGTTAATCAGTTTTGTTTGTGCAGGGTCTGGTGTTGGTAACACACCATTTGCATCACCAACGGCCATTTGCGTCAGATTCAGTTTACTGCCGAGCATCGTCGCGTTAGCCAGTCGTGCCGCGCCCTGATTAGTCAGAATAGCGTAGTATTTCACTGTCATGCGTTTACTCTCAGATTATCAATTAAATGAATGGCCGGGGCAGGGAAATAGTCCCCTTCGACAATAATGGACTCCGGGGTGTAGGGATAAACCGTCAGGGCATCGCCGTGATAGCATCCCGTACCAACGAAAATCTTTCCGTTCACACTCAGGCTGATCGCCAGCCCCGTCAGATGGCGACTTACTGGTTTTGCATCCGCAATAAGGCGCTCAAGTTCCTGATGCATTTCATCGGTGATGCCCTGATCAAGTACTCCGACAACAATGCGAAATGTTCCCGGCTCCTCGTTGAGTTGCCACCACTCCTTTACTTCAATCAGGTAGCCGAGAGGCTCCACGGCTCTTCGCAGTGCGCTGATGGTCCCTTTGTGTCGGTGTATCAGCCATGCATCACGAATCACCTGTCGCTTTGTCTCTTCCGGCCAGTTGCGATCCCAGCGGTCAACGGAAAACGCCCAGGCGAGATAAGGCAGCAGATGCACCGGGCAGGTGTCCGGCGACCACAGCGTGTTGAGGTCTACCGGAATGTCTGTAATGCGTGTTCCGACGGCTTCGGCACAACGCATGAAATTGCTGGCTGATGGTGGTAACAACGAATTACTCATTGCGTCCACCTTCGCTGATGGTGAATGACTCACAGCGCGCCGCCTGTATGTCGCTGATGGCCATATTCTGTGTGGGTTCGATTATCTCCACGCGTTGCACACCGTGCACATGCAGTGCGGCAGCAATGGCGGACAACGCCACGTCCTGACCGATAAGCCCCTGCTCAGCCAGCCACTTCCTGAACGACGATTCAGCCGCGGCCAGAATAGGTTCGGATTCCGGGCCGGGGTAAAAGTACAGTTTTGCATTCAGCCGCCATGTCACGATTCTGGCGCTCTGTACGGTCAGGCGGTCGGCCACCGGGCGGGTATCCTCTGCATTCAGAACGGCGCGAACGGTATTAAGCAACGCCTCCGTTGCTGTGCCGTCGCCTTCAGTGGACAGGATGGAAACCGTCACACAGGCCGGAGACGGGCTGATGGCCCGCGCATCACGCACCAGACCGCTGGCGCTGCGTGCAAAATACTCGTATGCACCTGACGGGCCAGCAACACTCAGGCCGTCATACGCCCGTTGCGCCCGCAATCTCAGCGAGGTGTCGCTCTCCATCACCGCGTCGGTGGTATCCGTTGCCGGAGTGATAACCAGGCGCTTTGTGTTCATATTGCCCGCGAGGTTGTCCAGGTTTGTCCCTGAACCGTGGCTTAACATGCAGGCGCGTGCGCCCTCGTTAACCCGCTGGCGTAACAGCATTTCACGAAAAGACATGGTTTGAGCGATAACGTTCAGGGGTTCCGATTCCAGCTCCAGCGCGGCGGAGACGGCTTCACGCTGTTCGGCAGGATAGGACGCAATCATCATGGCCTTTGTGTCAGCCAGAATTGCCTCAAAATCAGGCTTCGCGATGATGGCGGGTTCCGGTAACTGGGAAAGGTCAACAGCAGGCATGATTTACTCTCTCAGCGTGATGGTTAATTCAACATTCTGCATGGTCTGCATGACAGTGCCCGACAGCGTCACCCCGGCGCGGCCTCCTGCCTTCCAGACAACGTCGATGGCGTCCAGGGCAATGCGGGGTTCCCATCGTGTCAGCGCAATCACGGCAGCACTCATGCATTGCAGACGAGTTGTGTTATTCATGGGTTCGTCAATCAAATCAGGCACAAGGCTGCCATATTCCCGTCGCATAACCCGGCTTGCCAGCGGGGTGATCAGGATATCCCTGACTGACTGTTTCAGGTGCTCCATATCGTTCAGGTTTCCCGTCCCGTCCGGATTCATTCCTGTGTAGCGGGTTGTCACTGCGGGCCTCCTGTCGAATCGCTGCCGCCTTTCACGCCACCGTGTTTATGCGTATGCACTGTGATGCCGTTTGAGGTGAAGTTGCCGCCGCTGTGCGTGATATTGCCGCTCATCTTTCCTCCTTTTGTGACGTCAAGCGTCGCCGTTCTCAGAAGGTTTGTGCATTCCACGACGGGCGTGTCCAGTTTCACGCTGACGGATGCCTGTAAAGTGGCCGTTTTCATGCCGCTGGCGCTCAGTGCGCCAGCGTCTGCGTCGTAGCGGAACACCGCGCCGTCCGGCGCGCTGATCACGATTTCTTTCAGGCTTTTGCCGGGGGCCGGACTGGCATCACTCCACAGGCTGCCAATTATCATGGCGGTTTCCGGGTTGCCGCCAATGCAGGCAATTACCACCTGTTCGCCTGGTGATGGCGGCAGCCACACATTGAAGGCTCCCGCGCGCGTGGTGTTCCAGCGCAGCCAGCCTGTTTCCAGTTCGCCGCTGCGAACGCGCACGCGCCAGGACTTCTCATCAACTTCAGAGATGATCCCGGTGCGGATGATATTGCTCAGCAGTCGCATGAGTTCTGCGCTCACCGTACAGCCTCCGCAATCCGGCCCAGCACCGTGTTATAAATCAGGCGCTCATCTGCCTGGCTGATACCCAGCAGCTCACGTACCGGGTAATCGGTGAAAATGCCCGGCGCAACCTGATCGCGCTCACCGAACTGATGAACGCGGGCAATACGTGCGGCCACGCCGCTGTAACCCACCGTCACACCGGAAGCATCTGCACGGGCTTTCAGGTAGCGGGCGGTGCGCAGTTTTACAAACATGGGGACGCGCTTTGTGCTGTCCTGGTTGATGCGCCGGGTGCGTATTTCCAGAAAACGGTCGATGTCATCCCGGTAAAACGTGCGGATATTGTTTTTATCCTCATCCCACCCGGTAATGGTTCGCCCGTATTTCCCCGTGTCGTGATGCCAGTTTTTCAGCGTGCGTGCTTCGTTATTCCAGATAAAGCGAATGCGCTCCTGTATCCGGGTTACGCGGCGTCTGCGTGGTGTCCATTCGGTCCCGTCCGGCGCTTTTTGTGATCGGATACGTGCCTGCTGGGCGCGACGTAAATCCTGTGCCAGCTTTCTGGCGATGTTATTGATGGCCTGCTGATTCAGGCTGTCGCGGATAGCCTCAAAGGTTTCATCCACGCTGGTGAATGCCTTATCCATCGCTTTCACCCCACGTCACATCCTGGAATACATGCGACCAGTCGCCTTCGGAAGAGGGCAGACGGGGTTTTGGCTCCGGCAGGTGTTCTGCCTGCGGTGTGCCCTGACTGTTGCGCGTGATGCGAACGCGTTCCCGCAGGGGGAGCGTAAACAGGAGATCGGCGCTGTCATCGTCATTGATAACGGCAGAAAATTTGATGTCCTGATTACGCTCCGGATTGAGCAACAACTGTGGCTGATTTTCGGATAACCACGCCAGCAGCGGCAGCGTGAGGTCGTCCAGCTCTCCGGCGTAATCCATGACAAACATCACCATCTGATAGCGGTAAACAAACGAGGGCGCTTCTCCGGTCGTTTCAATGTTGCCGCTCTCCACGAAAATGGTGAATTTCTCGGGATTAGCCTGGCACCACCGACACCCATGAAGCATGGACTCTCGCAGACTGTTTGTCTTAAGCATCTGTTTTGCTCTCCTGCTCTTCCTTATGCTGCGGGATTATTGATTTCCAGCACCAGGCTGCCGATATCGACGCCGTACGCGGCATTTTTAGTGATATCAGTTAACGTCAGCGCATTCAGCCCCAGTGTCAGACTGTCTTTTATGACCTGGAATGCCGGGCCAGCCACTCCATTCAGTTTCGGAGTAACCGTGGCACTGCCGGCGGTGAACACCAGCTCCAGCGTCTGCCAGTCGTTACTGTAATTCCCGAACTCGCCCAACTTTGTGTTTCCGGCTTTCTTGTGATGCATCAGATTCAGTTTGCCGTCTGTGGTCTGGGTGAAGAACGACATCAGGAACGGGTTACCAGTCCCGGTCATCGCCACGACGTCAGGTAACGCTACATCGGTATACAGATAAATTCCCAGACCGAACTGGTTGTTGGTCAGTGCGCCTGACAGTCGAAACTTACAGCTCAGTCTGCCACCCCGTGTCAGCAGGGAGACTGCGTCATCCACCGGATGCATCAGGGACCAGGTTTTATTGCTCTGCTTGGTGATCTTAAATACACCACCCGACAACTGAATTCCGCCGTCCTTAATGGTCCAGCCCTGCGCAGCAGCCTCTCCGGCTGTCGGCAACAGGGAGATTGTGCGTATGGATGCATCTTCAGACGGCCCCAATGGCGTGTCGCCGCCGGGCGAGGGTTTGATTTCCGGTGCCTTACCACTAATGAAGGCTAAGGTGCGACCGGCTACGTTCAGAATAGCAGTTGCCATACGATCGGGAATAATGCCACGACGCGCCCATGAGCTGAAATGCGTCGGGCGATTTGATGATACCCAGTTTTTGTTCGTTCGGGATGCCGAACCGTAATAACCAGACCCGGCAATATCAGGATCTTCTGACGGGTTGTTTGTCGGTGTATTAACTCCGCTACCATCGGTCATAAAGGGAACAAAATAAATCTGCTGGGATTCTTTACCTTTATATGCACCATATACCACTTCATATTGCGTACCGTGTTCTTGTTTCCACGCGTATGTCGTGTCGCCACAAATCCAGGGGACTGATGCCGGACTTCCACCGTGACACTGCGCCGCCAGCCCGGCAAGGTCAGCACGGAACTGCTGTACCATTGCAAGAAATGCTGCTGGCTGCTGGGCGTAACTGGCATTCGTCATATCGAATTCCCCCTGCATCCAGCATATCGCCAGCAAAACGTTTTTCGGGTTTTTCTGCAATGCTGCCTTCGTGCGGAAAAGCAGATCCTGATATAACGGCTTACCCACTCCCCAGCGAGCCGAATCCTGACTGGCCCCCGTGGACTCGCTGAATGTCCCCTCCGTGCCCTGGGTGAATGCCGAACCACCACGACAGCATGGTACCAGCAGGATCCCCGCGTTATTAGGGATATACGGAAGCAGTTTTTTGGCAATATGTAAGCCCTGTCCGACACAGCCGTACTGCCCTTTGCTCAGGTCAGCCCGGGGATGATTAATCGTACTCATATCCTGAACATCATGCAGACAATGGTCAGCAGGAATGATGTCGTTAAATACGCATACTTCACCACCGGGAGTCACTGTGTTACGACGGGCCAGTTGCTTAATGCGCGGATGGGGCGCATCGTATGAATCCGGAAGCGGAAGCCCTTCACCGTAAGCCATGGCATTGGACTGCCCGGCCAGTACGATGACGTAGTACCACTCCGGCTCAGTTGCACCACTGACGACCACATCACCTTCTGCTGCAATCGCCTGCATCAGGGTATAAGGGGTTATGGCCACCGGACTACCAAAC